CATATGTCAAGGACAGTCTGTCAACGTATTCTTCCCATCTGGTACGGACAAAGCTATCGTTAATCAAGTCCATCTCAAAGCGTGGAAGGAAGGGCTTAAAGGACTATATTATCTCCGGACGACTGCAGGTGTTACAGCGGAGAAAGTTGGAACTAAGGTAGATCGTAATGCGCTGAAGGACTTTGAAGACGATGATGTCTGTGTGAGTTGTCAGGGATAACATAGTATCCATATATGTTGCTTTTAAGTGCAAATGGATATTATAGTGTACACATATGTTGCTTTTATAGTGCGTTCGTGTACACTTATAAGCGCATAAAAAAGTTATAACTTGCGTTTATCAGCGCATAAAAATGCATAGATATACTATGCAAAGGGGGACACATGATTGAAGAAGACTACATTACGATTCTCAAGAGTCGTATGCGTGATGCCGTTGAGGCACTTGAGGAAGCTGTGTACCTACTCAATCCAACCGAAGAAGATATGCAGAAGAAGGCAGGCGTGTATCGGGTCGTGACTGCGTTGGAGAATTTGAAGGAGAATAACTGATGGAAGTAACAGAAATCAAAGAGCATGAAGATGGCTCAGCCACTTATGAGTTTGACATGACCGCTGAAGAGCATGGGATTATGTGTCAGCAAGGTATTATCTGGTGTATTGTTGCAGGCATCACAGGAGTCACACCAGAGAAAGTTATGGAGGCATGGTTAGATGAAAGAGAAAATAAAGAAGGTGTATCTGAAGCTACTGAAGGCTCAGTGCAAGAAGAAGTGGGATAAGGCAAGAGAGTTACACGCTAAGATCATTGGCCTAGAGTTGGAGTTGAAAGTCCTTGAAAGAAATAAACACACTGGTTAAACGACTGGAGTTGATTAAAGACTCTGACCCGTTTAACAAAAGACTGATGAATGATTGTTATGATACAATACTAGAAATGCAATCACGATTGAATGAACTAGAAACCACACTGGAGAATGTATATGAGTCTGTTGGAACAGAGCAAAAGTTATAAACCATTTAACTATCCTTGGGCAGTGACCTATGCGACAGAGCATGAACGCATCCACTGGATTGAGGATGAGTTAGAATTACAAACAGATGTTAACCATTGGAAGTCTGATGTGTTAACTAAAGCGGAAAAGAATCACATCACACAGATCTTACGCTTATTCACGCAGACTGATGTTGCTGTTGGTACGAACTACTTGGAGTACTACATTCCAAAGTTCAAGAACAACGAGATACGTTCGATGTTGACAGCGTTCGCAAGCCGTGAATTTATTCATCAACGTGCATATGCATTACTCAACGACACGCTTGGGCTACCTGAAGAAGAGTTTACTGCGTTCTTAGAGTACACTCAAATGTCTGAAAAACTGGAGTTCATGTCCGATATTGACATACATTCTCATGCAGGTACTGCGCTAGCGATTGCACGATCTGTACTAAATGAAGGGATGTCACTGTTTAGTGCGTTCGCAATGCTACTCAACTACCAACGATTCGGGAAGATGCCTGCGATGTGTACTGTTGTTGAGTGGTCAGTACGTGATGAGTCACAACACGCAGAAGGTATGGCTAAGTTATTCAGGGAGTTCTGCGATGAGCATCCACGTATTGTTAATGATGATTTCAAGAAAGATATCTACGAGATGTTCCGCACTGCAGTCAAGCTTGAAGACAAGGTTATTGATCTTGCGTATGAGATGGGTGACTTGGAAGGTTTGTCAGCGGCAGATGTCAAGCAGTACATTCGTTACCTCGCAGACAGACGACTACTACAACTTGGTCTCAAGACGAACTGGAAGGTTAAGGAGAACCCTCTCCCGTGGATGGAGGAGTTGCTCGGCGGTTCCTCGATTTCTAATTTCTTTGAGAAGAGAGTAACAGACTACAACGCACATGGCTTAGATGGAGATGATTGGGGATGGTAGTACAATGTAGCTTTTGGCATGTGTTCGGACTGTCGCTTGAGTCTGTTGAGTCTCAGCCTGTGTACGGACGCAAGCGTGGGGAGTCAGAGTTTGACGCTGATATTTATTTCTTTGATGGATTTATTCTAAACATACCATTCATGAAGATTATGATCGGTGATGTCTACGGCATTGCAGATAACTGAACCACCCTCCAGTGGATTAAGGGGACGCTATAGTCCCCTCTTTTTATTCTACAAACCCTTCAATATCTTGTAAGCCTTTTGACTTACGTTTAGCGTTGATGTAACGCTTTTGAAACTCTAGGTTACTCATGTTCTTTGCAAGGAATAACTTACGAGCTTCAGTCCTACCTAGACGCATTGCGTTATCAAAGTACCTGTTCTTTAAGCTTTCACGTTTCTCTTGTTGAAACACGTCAGAGAATACTAAGTCTTCAAGATACGGAGTAATTGTTTCAGCAGAGATCTGACGTAGCTGAGCTAACTCGTCATTAGTTAGTCGCATGTTAGCTACGAATGATCTGTCAACAGGAGCGTATGCAACACTTAAGGCTCCAAGCTCTTCTTGTAATGCAGTCCTGTCTGTTTCATCTACAGTTTTAATACCTGTCCAGATATCCCAGATGTTGAGTGTACGAGGCCCGCCATAGATGCCATACATTAAAGGCAAAGCTTCTCGCATTGTTGGGAGACCGGGAGCATTAGGCAATCGTTGTTGTAGTTTTTCAATAACTGATGTTGCTTGTCTATCCCATGCCTTACCATCAGGAGCGTTCTCAGTATCCATTGATCTAGCAATGTTGTTGAGCATCGCACCATAAGGGATAACAATACGCCCCATGTTTGATGCAAAAGCTTCTAGCTCTCTAATACCACCACCGCCTGCTACACCGCCTGCGCCAGATACAAGAGACACAACAGTATTCAAACCTTCCATAAATGATTTACCCATGATGTTCTCAGACATTGATGAGTAAACACCACCTAGTAGTTTTTCCATTTCTTCTACTGTAGGATCTTGTGCGTTGTCCATGTAATCATCCATGAGACGAGATGCATCAGCCGCTAAACCAAAGACAGTCGCAATAGGTTCAAACTTACGATAAGATATCCATGTGTCACCTACTTTAATAGAGAACTCAGGAATACCTGCGGCTCTCCAAGCTTCACGTTCTGAAGGATCATCAGGTAGCTTACCAGTGATCATCTTTTCTTCAACCATTTGCATGACAAGAATTGATGCACCTACTCCAAGTAACTGACGTGCAGCAATCTCAGAGTTATCCATCTTCTTGTACGCGGCTGTTACGCCTAGCTCTAGGTCTTCCTCAGTAATTACTGATTTAGCTTTGCGGTATACTTTACCAGTCACGGCTCCAACACCGGGAACAAATGTCAAGCCTTCTTTCAAGATGTTGTAAGGTGTCTTGAGGAACGGGATAGCAAAGACTAATGGTTTATACTGCGCTCTTGCTTTTTGCGCTTGACGTGCAATACCAAACAACTGTTGCTGAAAGGCATTCATCTTAGCGTAGTCCATCGCCTCAAAGTATGTTGAGTAATCTCCAATAGACGTATCATCTTTACCTTTGACATTCTTCCACGCTTTCATACCCTCTTCAGGATCAGACAGCTTGACGTTAAGTAAGTTCATAAACTCATCGTAGACACTACCGGACTTACCATCGTTGGTGTTTTCCATCGCCTTACGAAACGCAAACGCATTGTACTTCTGTCTGCGGAAAATGGCTTTCATACCTTCATCAATTGCAACAATGACACGAGTAGGTACACGAATAACCTCACCAGTAATTCCTGGGATTGCTTTGTTCATGTAATCGTAGCGATCACCCATTGCCTCAATAATCTTTTCAGGAGGAGAGTCAGGAGTTAGTCCAATCTTAGCAAGAAAGTCTTTATGCTCTCGCGCTGACATACCCATTGTCTTGGGATCAGATACATCAATATCAAGAGGCATGCCTTTAGACCAACCTTTACGAGCAAACGTCATAAAGTCTTGGAGTCCTTGAACAGCCCCTAGCATCATTGCCGCACCTTCACGCATAACTTTAGTATCTGCTGTGACAACACCTTGTGTTGCTCGTACAAGAGGCATTAACGCCGCTTGAATACCACCAGAAATAAACTGCACTAAAGCTGTACCAGTACCTGATAGTAAACCAGACACAGCAGTCTCAGCCGCACCGTCAACAAATAACTGAGCAATTGGTTTTCTCTGAATTGCACCGGATGCAATGTAGTTTGCTACACGAGCATCTGCCCCTGCCGCACGAGAGGTCTTCATTACCTTCATGAAGTAATCGACAGCACTACCGCATACTTCGCTAACACCTTGAGCCATTAATAACACCTTGTTCCAAACAGTTCTTTGATACGTTCATCACGGCGTAAAGCATTCTTCACAATCTTTTGTGCGTTCAGCTTATCTGCCGCTTTCGTTCCCTCACCACTTAACTTCCGATGGAATAATAGTGATGGTAACAATTCGTTTAAGAACTTGCGCTGTTCGTCAGCAGGTACTTTGTCGAATGTTCCATACTTTGTTATAAAGTTATCATAGTCGTCTTGTAGTACTGATAGACGCTCCAGAATTTCTTTACGAATCGGAGCCGCCATGACTACTTCAGACGCTGTTAAGTCAGGCTTGTTGAGAATGTAATCATATACACTATCACCTGCTTCTTCTATTTGTTTACGTGTACGCGCCGCTCCTCCTGCCATCGCCGCGTAGCTACCAGATCCACGAGTTGCCCCACGTCCCATTGCAGTCGCCGCACCGTAGCGCAGAGAGTTGAGTGAGGCATAAGCTTTACCTGCCATCTCTTGCAACGCAGGAGGTAATGACGCTTCAGGTGCGCCACGAGTTGTTCTACGTCCCTTGCGATCTGCTTGTAAACGTAGTCCTTCTGCTTCTTCAAACCGTGCAGTTTCTTTAGGAGTAAATCCACGATCACCACGGAGTTGAATAGGACTTGTACGCGCCGCACCTGCAGATCCTGCATCACTAAGAGGACGCATAATAGAATCCTGTAGCGGAGTCATTGAGTCTTCAGATACTTTGAATTGTACTGTAGGTTTTTGAGGTATCGCAGGAGTTAATACAGGAGCAGGCATAGGCTCTACAGGGGTTAGCTTAGGCTCACTCAGTTTATATTGTTGTAACCGTGCCTGTGTTGCTTTGGTTAAAGGTTTACCTTCGACAAGTTTTTGATACTGCGTACCTGCTCGACGAGCTTCACGATTCTTACTTAAACGCGCTGTATGTTCATCAAGTACTGCTTGTGCTTTTGCCACATTCGCTTGTGCGGCATCTACTTTAGTTTGAGCTAAAGACTTTGGCCCCGGTTTTTTAACTCTTGCAAGAGCTTTTTGTGCTTTTTCTAACTTAGCTGTTTCAACATTTAAATCAGCTTGCGCTTTTTGTTGTTTAGCTTGAATAACTTTAACTTGTGAGTCTGGGAGATAACCATCTGCGCCTTTGATAAACAATTCGTCTTCAAGTCTTGCGGTTGCTTCAATACCCCTAAGAGGTTGCGCTTGTGTCTGCGTTGCTTTCTCTGCAACTGCACCATCAATCGCACGAGCATTGAGCATATCCATCATGTTGGTGCGCTCTAGCTCGTTATCTAACTCTGCTTTTTTAGCCGCTTGCTCTGCGCTTTCAATAGCGTCTTGTACATCGTCAGTTAAAGCACGAGGAAAGAACTTACCTGCCGCACCACCTAGTAAGCCACCAACACCAGTACCCAACATAATGTTTAATGCGGCTGAGTCTCCAAACTCTTCATAGACTGGTTCTGTTACACCGCCTGATGCACCTGCAATACCACCTCTAATACCACCAGTGGCGACTGTGCCTCCCAGTTTAAACAACTTAAGAAATGCAAGAGGCATAGTAATAGGGTCAAGAACATTACCGCCAATCGTACCTGCAATAGCAGTCTTGGGGTTTTGAGCAAGCATCTTACGATATTCGTATTCTTTTTCTGCGTCTGTACCGTCCGTTAAGACACCTTCAGAAATATCGCCAGTAATAAACTCTTCAAGACCACGAGCAGTCGATGTAAAACCACGCTCCACACTACGGTACAATGTCTCACCATAGTCGTATTGCTCACCATACTCGGCTTCAGCTTGGATAATCTTTTGATTAATCTGCTCGGCATTGTAATCATCTGGAAACTCAAAAGTCCCCAGAGGATGCTCAATGATAATTGCCATGCTTACCTCTGTTGTTGTTGAGGAGCTTTTCTACGCTCTGCTAGTGTAGCAGTTAACATACGTAATAACTCTTGATCTTCAGTAGTCATCGTAGGTTGGTTCTCCAACGCCTTTAACATACCAAGTAATTTGCTTGTATCTTCTTGCTGAAGACGAGCAATAGCATCATCACGTTTTTGTATTGGAGTGGTCTCAAAATCCGAACGGCGACTAACAGGAACTGCTAAATCAGACTCAGCAACAGTAGTAATACCGCGTTGAATATCAGCCGTACCTTGCTCTACAGGAAACTTATCTGCAGGAAGAATAGCACCGCCATCATCCGCAACGCCTGATTGAGTCGCAGTGCCAGAAGGAGTACCTGTTCTTGCGGCTTCTAATTGATCATCCGTAAGTGCAGTTTTACCATCTAGTTTTAGTCTAACACCGCCACCTAAATCAACGCCATCTTCTGTTTTAACTTGCTCCCTTGCCGCTTGAGCCTCTGGTGTATCAGTGATGCCCGCAATTATCGGTGTGCCTTGGGTAGTCATTTCATCTTGGTAGCCTTGGAACTGTCCGCCCTTGTACACAGCAGTACGCATAATTGATTTAGTTTCAAACTGCCCGGTAGGTTGACCTGTAATTGCATTTAAAACTGGTACTTGTACTTGTTGGTAGACGTTACGAGTCTCAGGAGTTTCAAGAGCCTTAGCTTCTGAAAGCATACGCAATGCCGCTTCAGGCGCAAAACTTGAAACAGTCTTAGCTAACTCTCGCAACTGAGCAGGGTTTGTTGGGTCAACGCCTTGCAATGCCTCAGCCATTTGAGCAGATTGCTTTTCTTCTGCAGTTTGTAAACCTAAAGCAGATCCAAATAAACGTCCAATACCTGCTCCTGCTTGTCCTGCTCCAGACAAACCTTGCAATTGTTGAGCATATGCTTGATCTCTTTCTGCTTGAACTTGTGCGGGAGATTTAATTCCAAACAGTGAATATACTTCTTCTCGTGTACGTGCCATTACATAAATCCTTTCATACCAAGTGACCCAAGCATGCCACCTACAAAATTACCTTGGCTTTCAGCACGTTGTTTGTAAGCAGACATTGCAGGATTAAAGTAACTTGTACCAATTGAGCCTGCAGAGCCTGCCGCCGCCGCACGAGCAGTTTCGGCATCTACACCTTGTGCAAGAAGCTGACGCTCAAGATCGCTAATACCCATACCTGCACCAAGCATACCACTTGCAAGTTGTTGTAGTTGTGCTTGTTCACCAAGAGCTTGACTTCTAGCACCTGCGGCAATCTGCGCAAGTGTTTGCTGTTGCGCTCTACCGAGACCTAACGCATCAGGCTGTACCATACCAGAGCCTGCACCTAATCCTTGTGACTCACCTGCAAGACGTAACCCTAAACGTCCGCCACCGAACAACCTAGACTGAAGTGCTGTTGCTTGTTGTTCAAACTGAGGTTGTAACAAAGCCGATTGCTCTTGGAATATCTGCTGACCTCGTTGCGTAGGATCAAACGCCGCCGCTTGTTGGAACAAGTTTCCTGCGCCCGCAAGAGATGTACCAAGAATATCCTGATAAGGTTGAGATAAACGAGCTTGAAAGCCTCCATCTGGAGTATAGCTTGTTTGCCCGTAACCAGTAGTTACAGTGTAGGGACGAAAATAAGCTTTGTCAGCATACTCCCGCGCTACGCCTTTCATTTGATCGGCTTGGTTAGTTAGGCGATTTGTGCCTAGCAAGCCGCCTACGACATTACCCATTTGTATATCTCCACATAGGTCTATCTATCCCATCGTCACAGGGTAGGGTTTGTACATATTCATAACCTAATGACTGTACGAATTTCTCTAACTTAGGATTGTCAGTCAAACAATAAAACGGTTCACTATGCATCTGTTGCAAGAGACCGTGTACCATATTAAATTCTTTCTTAATACTTGGAGTCCACTTGTGTACGTCAGCGTGTGTCCAAGTCCTGTCTGCAAATCGTTCAAAGTAAATCGTGTATGCAGGTTGTATTGCTACTGGTGTCTTTATCAAGCAGTACGTTTCCACATATAAACTACAATGTATGGCTGTAAGTTATTATGCGCTGAGCCTCCACCAGTTGATCCAGATGTGCCAGTTACATCGTTACCAACAGTGGTACCAGAGTCAAAGGAGTTGTTCTGACTTCCGGAGTTAGGTACTGAGTGAGTGTGTGCAGGAATCTCGTCTACTGTCAACGTATGCGTCTTAGCACCGCCTGTCTCTTCTGCTGTATCAAAGTCTGTATCACTTGAGTCAATACCGACTGGTACACGCCCTGCACCAAAAGCTATCCAAGTACCAAACCCAATCAATGTAGCAGGATTCGTACTACTTGTTGCATTCATGTAAATAGAACCAACAGGGTAGATTGAAGCTAAGTCAACATTTGATATTGCAGTATCTACATATGCTGTAGTCGCTAACTTTGTTGAGTTATCAGACTGAGACTGTGTAACTCCGACAGTGCCTGTTGGAAGTGAAGGAGTCCCTGTAAAAATAGGTGACGCTAGGTTTGCTTTGGTTGCTACAGCAGTTTCAATCGCCTCAAACTCATCATCAAGCTCTGTACCCTTGACAATCTTTGCCGCATTACCAGTAACCAAAGTGTCCTTACTGGCAAAGTCTGTAAGTTTAGTATAATCTGTCATTAGAAGACCCTACCTTGTTTAATAAATATATCTAGTTTCTGCAGTGATAATTCTGCACCATCAATGTTTGCTTCAAAACCAATCTGAAGAACACTTCCTGTACCACCTGTAGCAGACCGGACTACTTCTACTAGCGTTCCTGTTTGATACTCTGTTGAATAGTCTGTACTGCGTGTGTACAGTGTTGCTCGTGTGCGGCTACCGTCATCTGTTGAATAATAATATGTGTCCGCATCCAACCAAACTTTTAAAGGAGTATCATACGTTTCAGTCTGAGTTGTTTGGAAGTCAACCGTATAGTGAACATCTGGAGAACCTTCCACAGTAATTGTAGACGCTCCTTGTGATCCTGCAACAGTAGTGTTGTTTAAACCATACTCAGCTTCACCATACTCATCGACTGTTTTGGTTGTTAACTGTGCAGGATAAGACAAATAACTGTCTGTGTAGTCAAAGCCTGCCTTGAGTACAAAATCTTGACCTGAACCACCAATGATTGTCGTTGCCAACCGCTTAAGAATCTTAAACTGACTAGCACTTCCAAAGTCAAAGTACGTTGTATAGTACTTCATACGGTACTTTTCAGCATTATCTTGGAATGTAGCGTAGTCTGCAATCCCGTTTGCTTGAGAAAAATACACTGCGTTAGGAAGCGCAAGCATACTGGTTTGTGTTTGATTATCCCAGATGGTTACTCGCAATGCACCGTTCTGTAGGGGTGCTCGTGTATCAAAGCAATAGATGCGTTGGAATGAAGGGAACAACAACAGATAGAATGCATTATCTTCTGAGTATACAGACTTAATATCTGCTTCAGTTTCTGCCTGAGTTGCTTGTACAATATCATCTCGTACATTCGCAGACAGATCACGCATAGGTAGTGACTTCTCTTGAATGACTCGTCCAAGGCTACGCAAGCCATCTTCAGACAAGAAGAAAATATCAAGACCAGTGTTCTGAATGCTGTCTCTTGCGACACAACCAACACGACTAATAACTTCAATCAACCGCATTGTCGCAGGATCAAAAGAAGCACCGCCAGTGTTGTCGTCAAAGATAACAATGTTTTGTTTACAGAAGACAATAAACTGACCGTTCTGCGCTCCTAGTCCTACAATCTCATCAGTACCTTTAACAAGGATAGAGCTTAGGTCAATACTACCTGCAGATCCTGCGTTCCAACCTGCTCCGTCAAGCAAGTCTGAAAAAGAAACAGTCATCTTGTTTGTTGTTGTATCAGCAACCCATAATCGACCATAAGCAGACAGTACAGTGTTACCTTGCGGTACAGTACCAGAGTAGCTTGTCTCGTCTTCAATGTCTGTAATCGTACCACCAACAGGATCATACACCATTGGCTTGTACCCAGACTGGAAGAAGTATGCCTTATCGTTTAACGTAGCACACTGCCAGTTACCAGTTGTAATACTGTTGTCAGTTGTTGGAGTGATCTCAGTCAATGTACCGACACCTGTGTAAAATGCTGTGTCAGACCATGAGATAATTGTTTCTGAACCAGTGATGTCAACAAACCGATGCATACCAACAAGGTCAACACCTGTGCTTCCACTGGTAAGATAACGCCAACCCTTACGAGCACCTAAGCGTCCAAAGCGGTCAATGATGCAGTTGTCAGCAACAAGAGCAAAGCCATCCTGAAGAGTGACTGAAGACTCCTGAGTGTTGAGTCCAAAGAACCCCGGTGCGGCAATACTAGCTGACTGTAACGGCTTGCTCATTTACACTGTCCATTCAAGTTCTTCAGCGTGGCGTTGTGCATCCTGTGCAATTGCATCATTTAGCACACGAGCCGCTGTAGAATATGCTGATGTGGCTGAGACACCACCGTCTTCACCTCTTTCCTCAACAGCTTTAGCATACGCAAGCATGAGTACTGGTTGTGAAGGAATAACTAAAGTGTCTGAGTCTGCGCTCAAGTCACCTGTACGTTGAATAATGTTAAAGTAAACTGTGTAGGTGTTATCAGGCTTAGGGTACAAATCAACAAGAGTATCTCCATCACTCGACACACCGTTAAAGTTGTAGTAACGAGGAATACCAGTTGCAGGTGTTTGGTTGAGGTAAAACTGGTTGAAGTCATGTTGAGTACGATACTCCATAAAGAAGTTACCGTCTTCACTCACAACATCCATAACACTAAAGTTGTTACCAGTTCCATTCAGTTCGTAGTTAAAGATACCTGAAGACGTAGTGAGCGTTAGAGTATTCCTTAGAGCACTCCAGTTCCAAGCATTCTCAACTTCTGCTTTAGCGTCATTAACAAGAACACCAACAAGATCTGAATAGGCTGACTCAGATACTGCAGAGACAGTACGTTCTCTCAAGCGTTTAAGAACATTGTTTACTAAATTAAGATACGTCATTTGCGTTTCCTACTTAAGAGATTAATATTATAGCACACTTTTGTGCAAAAGTCAACCCCTACCACTTAACTTTATTCGCCCAGTATGCCGCTGACATCTTTCCTTTGGCAATGTTGCGACCATGACGGGCTTTAAATGATGCACGTTTTTTCTTCATGCGATCACTTTCACCTGACTTCGGCTTACCCGCAGTCTTTGCACCTTGCTCACCAAAGCGAATAGTCTTAACCTTGTCACCTTCTTTAGCTACAACAACGTGTGACTTTTTTGGATGGTTAGGTGTACGCTTAGGTTTATTAAAACCGCTGACGCCTGCTCGCTTGAGTCTTGAATCTTTTTCAGCCATTAGAATCTGTGTCCTCTTGGTTGATTAGGTAACCGCTTCCAGTTTTTGTCATCATCAATCTTAGACTTTTTCTTTTCTGAGTTAACAGTTTCACCGGGAATGTAGGTATAACCTTTTGGAATACTACGGTTGTCAATCTTTGGTTGTGGGTTCGGTTTAAACTTTGGCTTAGACATATTAGCCTCCTTGGATAATTGCGTTCTCTTCAATGACAGACAATAGCAATGTCATCGTTTGTGTAGCCGATGCAGATATTTTATCTCCTGCTTCCATTGTAATGAAGGAATTGTAGTCTCCTCCAATTTGGAAGTATTCTTTAGCTGTCACCGTGTAAGTGTCTAATACAGGGAGTGTCGCTGTTTCAGAAGCATCATAGAAATCAACATCACAGTTACCATTAGAGCCACTGGTGTTACTAATATACATCAATACCCAATGAGCACGTTTCCCTGCAGGAACTTCGTAGATGTCTTGCAATGTTCCTGTTAAGCTAGCACCAAAAGATTTCTTAATCATTTCCTACGCTTCCCTGATGCAGTGACTTTGTGTTTAATCTTAGCAGGGCCAGTCTTACGAGATGTACTGCTACGCTTCTCAGCCGCTGTCATCTTCTGTGCTACAGCTTTAGGACGACAGGAAGGATATGGTCTCTTGCTCTTGCCTTTAGCGGACTTACGCCCGCACTCTTTACCTGTCTTAAGATCTCGCCAGTCTTCTTTGAACCACTTGGTAAGACCACCTTTAAGCTTCTTACTTGTACTTGCCGCCACGCTTCTTGTACTCCTTTGTGAGCCAACCTGACGCATACGCAGAAGGCCAGACCTTGTATTTCTTTTTAGCCTCAGCCTTCACACGATTGTACAGAGCTTTGTTTGTAGGCGTAGCCATTACTTCTTCTTTTTCTTTTTAGTGTAACTAACTTTCTTGCCAGTTGCTTTGGCCTTGTTCTTAGCCATTGCAATGCCCTTCTTAGTGTATGGATACTCTTTACCTGCTACCTTCGGCATACTATTTCTTCCCTAT